ATGATTTTCCTCTCGCTTATTGCGCCAATCGCAAGTGTTTTGACATTAAGTGTTTGTTCTCAAAATTTCGTTCCGGCATACCCGGTGCAGCAGATATCCGTTGATGCTCGTGAGCCGATAGATATCCGAAGCGCAATGGCGACATTTGTTGACTTTTGCTACGGGGCGGCTCCAAGTTTTTCTGGTGTCGAAAACAAAGCACTGGCTCGCGGATTTAACATCGCGCCGAACGGCTGGATGGAGCATTCGAAATATAAGGCATCTTTGGTGACATCTGACGAAGACTTGTATAGAACTTGTCGATTTACGTTTGCGTCGAACCAAAGCGCTAAAAATTTTGAAAGCCAGATGGAACGACCCTTTCATGCAAGTGAGATTTCGATAGCCCAGTATTTGGATATCATCGGCCAGCAAGGCTCAGAGGAAGAAATAAGCAGGTCCATCGAGAAAGTGTTTGTAAGCAATACAGAGTTTGAGGGAGGGGTTTCAGCAACTCTTTTTGGATTTATGTTCCGAAGTTTTGATAGCTCCGACGATAAAAACTATTTTGGCGTGATTTTGCAGACCGAAAAATAACACGAGAACTTTCTTCTAGTGGTTTTAAGCAATACCCGTTGCCCAACCCCCGTACGCCCCATTCCCAAGCCTTAAACTTCTTTCCGTCATAACTCCTTTCAGCAAGCCGGACACAGCGGCGACAGAAAGGAGCACAGATGGTATTCGATTTCTTGCGTCGTGGGACGGCCGGGGAAGCGCCCGAGGCGAAGGCCAGCGCGGCGGGCCCCGTGGTGGCATGGCAGACAGGCGGGCGCGTGGCGTGGAGCCCTCGGGATGCGGTGTCGTTGACCCGCACGGGGTTTTCGGGGAACCCGGTGGGGTTTCGATGCGTCAAACTGATTGCCGAGGCGGCGGCGGCTCTGCCTTTGGTTTTGCAGGATCAGGCGCAGCGCTATGACGCGCATCCGATCCTGTCGTTGATGCGCCGCCCCAATGCGGCGCAGGGGCGGGCGGAGTTGATGGAGGCTCTGTTCGGGCAGTTGCTGCTTTCGGGCAACGCCTATGTTGAGGCCGTGCAGGCCGAGGACGGGCTGCCGGTCGAGCTGCACGTTCTGCGCTCGGACCGGATGAGCGTGGTGCCGGGCGCGGATGGATGGCCCAAGGCTTATGATTACACGGCGGGCGGCAAAACGCACCGGTTCCCGGCGGATGCGATCTGTCACATCAAATCCTTCCATCCGCAGGACGACCACTATGGGTTTTCGCCGATGCAGGCGGCGGCGATGGCGATTGATGTGCATAACAGCGCGTCGCGGTGGTCCAAGTCGCTGCTCGACAATGCGGCGCGGCCTTCGGGGGCGCTGGTGTGGAAGGGTGATGGCCACGGGGTGATGGCCGAGGATCAGTTCCGGCGTCTGTCGGATGAGATCGAACAGAACTATCGCGGGGCGCGCAATGCTGGTCGGCCGATGGTTCTGGAAGGGGGGCTGGATTGGAAGCCGATGGGTTTTTCGCCGTCCGATATGGAGTTTCAAAAGACCAAAGAAGCCGCCGCCCGCGAGATCGCGCTGGCCTTCGGTGTCCCGCCGATGTTGCTGGGGATACAGGGCGACGCGACCTATTCGAACTATCAGGAGGCCAACCGGGCGTTTTACCGCCTGACCGTGCTGCCTCTGGTGACGCGGGTGGCGGCGGCGGTGTCGGAATGGCTGGTGGGCTATACTGGCGAGGATCTGATGCTGAAGCCCGATCTGGATCAGGTGCCTGCGCTGTCGGCCGAGCGTGACGCGCAATGGGCGCGGGTCAACGGTGCCGATTTCCTGACCGATGCTGAAAAGCGCGCGTTGCTGGGGCTGCCGGAGCGTGCGGATGGCTGAGGGGTATCCCCCGTTCGATTGCGCGCCGGGCCTGCGTCTGGCCGCGCATGAGAGGGTGGCCGAGATCCAGCACGACCATCTGTGCCGCAGGCTGGATCAGATCGAAGAAATGATGGAACGGCTGGAGAAACGGTTGTGGCTGACGGTCTATGGCGTGGCGGCAGTGATCCTGGCGCAAGTGTTTCAGTCGTTCCTTGCGGCGACGCCGTGAAATCAGAGGCTTACGAGGAGGTGTTCATGGATTTGGAACACAAGTTCGCACGGTTCGGAGACGGGCTTTCGGTAACAGATGATGCGGTGATCGAAGGCTATGCCAGCCTGTTCGGTCAGGTGGATCAGGGCAGCGACGTAGTGCAACGCGGGGCGTATCGCGGCTCGCTTGACGGTCTGGCGAAAGCGGGGCAGCGGGTCAAGATGCTGTGGCAGCACGATCCGGCGCAGCCCATCGGCGTCTGGGATGAGGTGCGCGAGGATGACCGGGGCCTCTGGGTCAAAGGGCGTCTGCTGGAGGCCACGCAAAAGGGCCGTGAGGCGGCTGAATTGATCCGGGCCGGTGCGATGGATGGTCTGTCGATTGGCTATCGCACCAAACGGGCCGTGAAGAATGAAAAGGGCCAGCGGGTCCTGACCGAACTGGAGCTGTGGGAGGTGTCCTTGGTGACGTTCCCGATGCTGCCCAGTGCGCGGGTGGCGGCGAAGGGCGTTGAGCCTGACGCGCAAGACACCTGGCGCAGTATTGCCGAGGTGTTCAACACCGCCCGGCAGGAGCTGGCGCGGACCTAGCGCGCCTCAACCCCCACCCAAGAAATGGAAGAGCTGATGAGCAAGACCGAAACCCCGGCCTTGACCGGAGGGGGTGCGCCCCTGGTTCAGGAGGTGAAGCAGGCGATGACTGGCTTCGTGAATGAATTCAAGGGCCTCAAGGCTGAAGTGAAAACCCAACTGCAACAGACAGAAGAGCGACTGACCATGCTGGATCGTAAATCAACCATCGCGGCGCGTCCGCACCTTGCGGCCTCGATTGAGGACGGCGCACCGCATCAAAAGGCTTTCGACGCCTATGTGCGTTCGGGCGAGGATGACGGCCTGCGCGGACTTGAGATGGAATCGAAATCCCTGTCCAGCGCCGTGAACAGCGATGGCGGCTATCTGGTTGATCCGCAGACCGCTGAAATTATCAAGTCGGTGCTGAAATCCACTGCTTCGATCCGCTCGATTGCGTCGGTCGTGAATGTCGAGGCGAATTCGTTCGATGTTCTGATTGACCATACGGACGTGGGCGCTGGCTGGGCCGATGAGAACGCCGCCGCGACCGAGACGGCGACCCCGTCGATTGACCGCATCTCGATCCCGCTTCACGAACTGAGCGCGCTGCCCAAAGCCTCGCAGCGGTTGCTGGATGACAGCGCCTTTGACGTCGAAGGCTGGCTGGCGGGCCGTATTGCGGACAAGTTCGCCCGGGCTGAGGCTTCGGCCTTTATCAACGGTGATGGTGCGGACAAGCCCAAGGGTATCCTGAACCACACCAAGGTCGACAATGACGTTTGGGACTGGGGCAACATTGGTTATGTGCCCACCGGTATCGACGGCGGTGTCGAGGCGGACGCGATTGTCGATGTGGTCTATGCGCTGGGCGCGCAGTACCGCGTGAACGGCACCTTTGTGATGAACTCGAAAACCGCCGGTCTGATCCGCAAGCTCAAGGACAGCGATGGCCGCTTCCTGTGGTCGGACGGTCTGGCCGCGGGTGAACCCGCGCGCCTGATGGGCTATCCGGTGCTGATCGCCGAGGACATGCCGGATGCGGGCACTGACAGCTTCTCGATTGCCTTTGGCGATTTCCAGGCGGGCTACACCATTGCCGAGCGCCCCGATCTGCGCGTCCTGCGCGACCCGTTCAGCGCCAAGCCGCATGTCCTGTTCTATGCGACCAAGCGTGTCGGCGGCGACGTAAGCGACTTTGCCGCGATCAAGCTGGTGAAATTCGGCACCGCCTAAAGCGGTCTGAATCCTCGGGGGGCCATTGGTCCCCCGGGGCGGCGGGCGCGGGCCGGGGTGAGATCCCTTGCGTTGTCTAGCTGCTCCCCTCCGTCCGAGCAACGTGGGGCGGCGCGTGCCCGCCAATTCCTGAAGTTACGGCCCCGGAGGGGTCCGAGATTGCGGAGTGTATGGATGATGTTGATCGAAGAAACCGCCATCGCGGATGCGGCGCTGCCGGTGGAGCAATTTAAGGCGCATCTGCGGCTGGGGACCGGCTTTGCCGAGGACAGCGTGCAGGATGAAGTTCTGAAAGGTTTTCTGCGGGCGGCGATTGCAGCGATTGAAGCGCGCACCGGCAAGGTGCTGATCGCGCGCGCGTTTTCATGGGATTTGAATGGTTGGCGCGATGCGGCGGGCGAGGTGCTGCCGGTGGCCCCGGTCACGACGATCAGCGCGGTGACTGTGACCGACGCAACTGGCACCGACAGCGTTGTGGACAGCGCCCGGTATCGTCTGACCCAAGACAGCCAACGCCCGCGTCTGCGTCCTGCTGGGGCAAGCCTGCCGACCATTCCCACGGGCGGGTCGGTCAAGATCGCCTTTACCGCCGGGATGGCTGCGGATTGGGGGACTCTGCCCGCTGATCTGGGGCAGGCGGTGCTGTTGCTGGCCGCGCATTACTATGAATACCGCGATGAGACGGCGCTGGGCGCGGGCTGTATGCCCTTTGGCGTTACCAGCCTGATCCAACGCTACCGGATTGTGCGCTTTGGTGCCGGGGTGGCGCAATGAAGACGCCCCGATTGAATAGAAGACTGGTGCTTGAGGCACCGGTACGCAGCGCGGATGGGGCCGGTGGCTATACTGAGACCTGGGCCGCCGTGGGCACGGTTTGGGCCGAGGTCACTGCCCGCAGCGGGTCCGAGAGGCAGATCGCAGGTGTACCGGTCTCGCGCGTTGGCTATCGCATTGTGGTGCGCGGCGCGCCCGAGGGGTCGGCGATGCGCCCAAGCCCGGATCAGCGCTTCACTGAGGGCACGCGACGGTTCGTGATCCGTGCGGTGGCCGAACGTGACCCGCGTGGCCAGTACCTGACCTGTTTCGCAGACGAAGAGGTGGCGGCATGAGTTACGGCGTTTCAGCCGCGTTGCAGGCGGCGGTGTTTCAACTGCTGTCGGGCGATGGGCAGGTCAGCACGCTGTCAGGTGGCGCGATTTATGACGCGGTTCCTGCGGGGGCGGTACCCCAGACCTATGTGACGCTGGGCCCGGAAGAGGTGCATGACGCCTCGGACCGGTCGGGCGCGGGGACAGTGCATCGGTTCACCGTGTCGGTGGTGTCCGAGGCCGCAGGCTTTGGCGCTGCCAAGACGCTGGCGGGCGCGGTGTGTGATGCGCTGGAAGGCGCGGCACTCAGCTTGGATCGGGGCCGCCTTGTGGGGCTCTGGTTCGAACGTGCCAGCGCCCGGCGCACCGGAACGGGCGGCGCGATCCGCCAGATCGACCTGAGGTTCCGCGCCCGCGTGGAAGACGACTAAGCAATCAACGGAGAGAGCATATGGCTGCCCAGAACGGAAAAGACCTGTTGGTCAAAGTGGATATGAACGGCTCGGGCCTGTTCGAGACCATCGCGGGCCTGCGCGCCACGCGGGTCAGTTTCAACGCGGAAAGTGTGGATATTACCAGCCTTGAAAGCCAGGGCGGATGGCGCGAGCTGCTGTCGGGGGCGGGGGTCAAATCGGCCTCGATCTCAGGCTCGGGCGTGTTCAAGGACGCGGGCACCGATGAACGCGCGCGTCAGTTGTTCTTTGATGGTGAGACGCCGGATTTTCAGGTGATCATCCCTGATTTCGGCATCGTTGAAGGCGCGTTTCAGGTGACGGGCATCGAATATGCGGGCTCGCATAACGGTGAGGCCACCTATGAGATGAGCCTGGCCAGCGCCGGCGCCCTGACCTTTACGGCGCTGTAATCCGATGGCCAATCCGTGGACGGGTGAGGTGGCATTGACCATCGACGGGCAGCGACGGGTGCTCAAGCTGACGCTGGGCGCTTTGGCGGAACTGGAACAGGAACTGGGCACCGGGACTTTGGTTGAGTTGGTGCAGCGGTTCGAAGGCGGGGCGTATTCCAGCGGGGATGTCTTAGCGCTGATCGTGGCGGGGCTGCGCGGCGGTGGGGCGGATGTGACCCGCGCCGACATGCTGCGCGCCGAGATTGAAGGCGGCCCCATGGCGGGTGCCCGTGCTGCGGCCGAGCTGCTGGCCCGCGCCTTCATGGTGCCGGATCGTTGAGCGGGTTCGACTGGCCCGCCCTGATGCGGGCCGGGATGACCGGCCTGCGACTGACGCCGGAGCAGTTCTGGCGTCTGACCCCGGCCGAGTTGCGGCTGATGCTGGGGCAGGGCGCAGGGACGCCCGCGATGAACCGGGCGGGGCTGGACGCCTTGCTGGCGGCCTACCCGGACAAGGAACAAGGAGAGCGTGATGACGACGGATCGTGACGGGTTGGACGACCTGCAGGAGCGGGGTGAGGCATTGGGCGATGCGCTGGGGGATGCGGCGTCGATGGCGGCGGCATTTGACAGCCAGATGAAACGTATCAGTGCGGCGTTTGAGGAAACCGGCAAGGATGTGGCGACGCTGGAGCGCGGCATGTCCGGAGGCTTGCGCAAGGCGTTTGACGGCGTGGTGCTGGACGGGATGAACCTGTCGGACGCGCTGGACGTGTTGAAGAACTCGATGATCCGCACGGCCTATTCGGCGGCGATCAAGCCGGTGACGGACCATTTCGGTGGCCTCATTGCCGGAGGGATCGGCAGTTTTGTGCAAGGCATCCTGCCCTTTGCTGACGGCGGCAGCTTTAGTCAGGGCCGGGTGATGCCTTTTGCCAATGGCGGCGTCATCAGCGGCCCAACTACGTTTCCGATGCGCGGTGCGACCGGTTTGATGGGCGAGGCGGGTCCCGAGGCGATCATGCCTTTAGCGCGCGGACCGGATGGCAAGCTGGGTGTGCGCACCTCGGGCGGTGGCGGCGCGGTGAACGTGGTGATGAACATCACCACGCCTGACGTGCAGGGCTTCCGCCGCAGTCAAAGCCAGATCGCCGCACAGATGAGCCGCGCTTTGGGTCGCGGCAATCGCAATAGATAACGGGAGCAGGTCATGAATTTCCACGAAGTCAGATTTCCCGCCAGCCTCAGTTTTGGTTCGGTCGGTGGTCCGGAACGGCGTACGGACATCGTAACGCTGGCCAACGGGTTTGAAGAGCGTAACACCCCGTGGGCGCATTCACGCAGACGCTATGATGCGGGTTTTGGAATGCGGTCTCTGGACGACATCGAAACGTTGATTTCGTTCTTCGAGGCGCGGCAAGGGCAGATGTTCGGGTTTCGCTGGAAAGACTGGTCGGACTATAAATCCGGCGCGGCGACCGCTGAGGTCGACAAGGCTGATCAGGTTATCGCGCGTGGCGATGGGGTCACGACCGTATTCCAGTTGGTCAAAACCTACACGTCTGGTGGGTTTGAGTATATCCGGCCGATCCTCAAACCCGTCCTGGGAACCGTAAAGCTTGGGCTCGAACAGGATGAGGTTCGCGAGGGTGTGGATTTCGAGGTCGATCTGGCGCGCGGCCAAGTGACATTTGCCGACCCGCCTCCGGAAGAGGTCGAAATCACTGCTGGGTTCGAGTTCGATGTTCCGGTTCGGTTTGACACAGACAAGATTCAAACCAGCGTCGCCAGCTTTCAGGCCGGTGACGTACCGAATGTTCCAGTGGTCGAGGTGCGGGTCTGATGAACAGCGCGAAAGATACCCTTCAAGCCCACTTGAAAACAGGCCTGACCACGACTTGCCGATGCTGGGCGATCCAGCGCGCGGATGGTCAGGTCTTTGGCTTCACGGATCACGACAGGGAACTAGGTTTTGAGGGGCTGACCTTCAAGGCAAGTTCGGGGTTGACGGCTGCAGCAATCGAACAGGCGACTGGCTTGTCCATTGATAACTCGGAAGCCATGGGTGCGCTGTCGGATGCGGCCGTTACGGACGATGATATCGAGGCCGGACGTTTTGATGGCGCGGAAGTCCGGGCTTGGCTGGTCAACTGGGCCGCGCCAGAACAGCGCGTCCTGCAGTTTCGCGGGTCGATCGGGGAAATTCGCCGCTCGGGTGGGGCTTTTCATGCCGAATTGCGCGGGTTGACGGACTTGCTGAATCGCCCTCTGGGAAGGATTTATCAAAAACCCTGTACGGCTGTACTTGGCGACAGCGCCTGCCGGTTCAATGTATCTGCCGCGGGCTATCAGGCTGAGGCCGAGGTTACCGAGTTGACCGCAGGCAGTGTGTTGGAACTGAGCGGTGCTTTGGGGCCGGATGCAGCGTGGTTCGAGCGGGGTCGCTTGGACGTTATCTCGGGTCAGGCCATTGGCTTGTGGGCGTCGATCAAGCAGGACAGCCTCAGACCGGGTGGCCGCAGCGTTACCTTGTGGTCTGGGATCAGTGGTGGTCTGGCCGTGGGTGACAGAGTCCGGTTGACCGCCGGGTGCGACAAGCGCATGGAAACATGCCGGAAGAAGTTCAACAACTTACTGAACTTTCAGGGATTTCCAGATTTGCCCAGCGAAGATTGGGTCATGGCTGTTCCCAAAAAGGGCAATCCCAATACAGGGGGCAGCCTGCGATGAGCACGATCCGCGATCAAATAGTGGCGGAAGCCCGAACATGGCTGGGGACGCCGTATGTGCATCAAGCCTCGTGCAAAGGCGCGGGCAGTGACTGCCTTGGGTTGCTGCGCGGTGTCTGGCGTGCGGTCTTGGGGCCCGAACCCGAATCCGTTCCGAGCTACAGTATGGATTGGTCCGAGCCGCAAGGGGATGAGCGCATGTGGCAAGCCGCAAGGCGACATCTGACAAGCAAGGCTGTTGAAGACATGCAACCCGGCGATGTGTTGTTGTTTCGGATGCGTGACGGGCGCGTTGCGAAGCACGTGGGCATTGTCAGCGAGGGCGGTGAAGCCCCGCGTTTCATTCATGCCTATTCCGGGCACGGCGTTGTTGAAAACACGCTGAGCGACCCCTGGCGCCGCCGGGTTGTCGCTTGTTTCGGTTTCCCGCTGGAGGATTTCTAGATGGCTACAATTGTACTCTCGGCAGCAGGGGCTGCGATTGGTGGCGCGATTGGCGGAACGGTCGCTGGTCTTTCGACGGCTGTCATTGGCCGTGCCATCGGCGCGACGCTGGGTCGGGTCATAGACCAGCGTTTGATGAGCCAGTCCGTTATGGGCGGCGGCAGCGAAGTTGTCGAGACCGGCCGGCTTGACCGCTTTCGCCTGACTGAAACCGGCGAGGGAGCACCCGTTTCGACCCTGTTCGGACGGATGCGCGTTGGTGGGCAAGTGATCTGGGCCTCGGATTTTCTGGAAACGCGCAGCACCTCTACGACGACACAATCGGGTGGAGGTGGCAAGGGCGCACCCAAAGCGCCCGAAGTCACAACGACCACCCATAGCTACAGCTATTCCGTTTCACTGGCGATCGCGGTTGGCGCGGGACAGATTGCTGACGTGCCCCGTATCTGGGCCGACGGTGAAGAGCTTGAGCGTGCCGGCCTGAACATGCGCGTGTATCATGGAACGGACGCCCAGTTGCCGGATCCGCTCATCGAAGCGGTTGAGGGCGCGGGAAATGTTCCGGCATATCGCGGGACGGCGTATGTCGTGATTGAAGATCTGCAGCTGGCAGCTTTCGGAAACCGCGTCCCTCAGTTCTCATTCGAAGTTGTGCGCCCCGATCAGGCGGGTCTGCCGGAAACACATGATGCCTTGTCCCGTATCGTGAAAGGCGTAGCGCTGATGCCGGGCACCGGCGAATACGCTTTGGCGAGCACACAGGTAAATTATACCAAAGGTGCCGGCCAAAGCTGGGCGGCGAATGTGAACTCGGCCTCGGGTGTGCCGGATCTAGTGACCTCGACCAGAGCTTTAAGTACTGAGCTGCCGGCCTGCGGCGCCGCTTCGCTTATCGTTTCGTGGTTCGGTGACGATCTGCGATGCGGCGCGTGCCAGGTAAAGCCGAAGGTTCTGCATAAAGAACTGGAAGGTGAAAACATGCCATGGCGCGTGGCTGGCGTGACACGCGGCGCTGCCGAGGTGGTGAAGCATGAACAGGATCGCCCTGTCTATGGCGCCACCCCAACGGACCAGTCGGTAATTCAGGCGATTCAACATTTGAAGCAGACCGGCAAGCGCGTGATGTTCTACCCGTTCATTCTGATGGACCAGTTGCGCAATAACGGCCTGCCGGATCCTTGGTCTGACGCGGCGGATCAACCTCATCTTCCGTGGCGGGGGCGTATCACCCTCAGCCGGGCTCCGGGGCGCAGCGGCTCGCCGGACGGAACAGCCGCGGCAGACCTTCAGGTGGCCGCGTTTTTTGGAAACGCCCGTGCGGACCATTTTACCGTCGTCAACGGCAAGGTGGTCTATTCCGGCCCGCAAGAATGGGGCCTGTTCCGTTTCATCCTGCACTATGCAGCGTTGTGCCAAGCTGCGGGGGGCGTTGACTCGTTCTGCATCGCGTCCGAGATGCGCGGATTGACACAAATTCGCGGTGCATCAGGCTTTCCGGCGGTGGCGCAGATGCGTGTTCTCGCAGCCGAAGTGCGCAAGATTTTGGGATCACAGACCAAGATCGGCTACGCTGCCGACTGGAGCGAGTATTTCGGCTATCAACCTGCGGATGGCAGTGGCGATCGATACTTCCATCTGGACCCGCTTTGGGCAGATACCAATATCGACTTTATCGGTGTCGATAACTACATGCCGTTGTCCGACTGGCGTGATGGCGAAGGTCATGTGGACGCCCGCGACGGGGCAAAGTCCATCTATGACCTCGACTACCTGCGCGGCAACATAGAGGGCGGTGAAGGGTACGACTGGTTCTATGCGTCACCCGAAGAGGCCCAAGCGCAAATACGGGCCCCGATCGAGGATGATGATCATGGCGAGCCATGGATATGGCGGTACAAAGATCTGCGGAATTGGTGGTCGCAGCCACACCACGAACGGATCGGTGGCGTCCGCCAACCAGATCGCACCGCGTGGGTACCTGGGTCCAAACCGATCTGGTTCACGGAGTTGGGCTGTGCCGCGATAGACAAAGGAACAAACCAGCCGAACAAATTTCTGGACCCAAAGTCGTCGGAGTCGAGCTTGCCGGTGTATTCCAACGGTCAGCGTGACGATTTTATGCAAGTTCAATACCTACGAGCGGTTCTGGGCTATTGGTCCGACCCAAAGATCAACCCGATCTCGGACGTGTATGGTGGCCCGATGGTGGACATGTCCAATGCCTATGTCTGGGCCTGGGACGCGCGCCCATTTCCCGCCTTTCCGAACCTGCGCAGTCAATGGAGCGATGGTGAAAACTATGCCCGCGGCCATTGGCTGAATGGGCGCTCGGGATCGCGAACTTTGGCCTCTGTGGTCGCCGAGATCTGTCATGGCGCGGGAGTCACGGATATTGACATCACGGAGTTGCACGGAGTCGTGCGTGGATACGTGATCGAACAGGTTTCGGACGGGCGCGCCGCGTTGCAGCCACTGATGCTTCGGTATGGCTTTGACGCTATCGAACGCGACGGCGTGTTGCGTTTTCAGATGCGCAACGGGCGGGCTCCGGTTCAGCTTGATAGCGACCTGCTTGCAGCCAGTACCGAGATCGATGGCACCATCGAACATCGCCGCGAAGCCGAGGCGGAGATGACCGGTCGTGTCCGGCTGCGATTTGTCCAGTCTGATGCGGATCATGATATCGTATCGGAAGAGGCCGTTTTACCGGATACGAGTACCCATTCGGTTTCCGTCAATGAGATGCCGTTGTCGATGACACGCGCCGAAGGCCGTCAAACCGCCGAGCGGTGGCTGAGCGAATCCCGCGTGTCGCGAGAGAGCGTCCGGTTTGCATTGCCGCCTTCGATGTTGAATGTCGGTGCGGGTGATATCGTCACCCTGTCCGGCGAGCAGGGCGCGCGGTATCGTATCGACCGGCTCGAACAGGCCGAAATGCAGATGGCAGACGCTGTTCGCGTTGAACCGGGTGTTTATACGCCTTCCGATCTGCCGGACGACGACGTCTCGGAAAACCCGTTTGTGGCACCAGTCCCCGTATTTCCAGTTTTCCTGGACTTGCCGCTTATCACAGGATCCGAGGTGCCCCACGCACCTTATCTGGCGATCTCGGCTGATCCATGGCCGGGAAGTGCAGCGGTCTACTCATCTGCGACTGATGAGGACTATGCTTTGCAAGAAGTGGTCAGCGGGCAAGCCGTTGTCGGATTCACGCAATCGCCGATGCGCCGGGCAGGTGCCGGGCTGTGGGATGAGGGGGCACCCCTGACTGTCGAACTGATTGCGGGTGTTCTGGAATCCCGACCGCGCGACGCGTTGCTGAACGGCGCAAACCTTGCGGCAATCGGCGATGGATCACCGGATAACTGGGAGCTGTTTCAGTTTGAACGCGCTACTCTGCAAGAACGCGGCATCTACACTCTGTCAGGTCGTCTTCGGGGACAACTGGGGACAGATGCCAAAATCCCGGATGTATGGCCCGAAGGCTCGACTTTTGTGCTTTTGGACCAACGGGTGTATCAAACCAACCTGCTGAGGTCTGAGCGCCGTGTGGCCAAGCACTACCGGATAGGCCCTGCGGCGCGCAGTTATGACGATCCGTCCTTCGTCCACAGGGTCGAGGCATTCAACGGCAATGGTCTACGCCCTTATGCGCCATCCCACCTGCGGGTTGCCAAATCTGCGGGTGACGATCAGCTGTCGTGGATACGTCGCACGCGCATCGACGGTGATGATTGGTCGGGTATCGACGTACCATTAGGTGAAGAAACGGAATCTTATCTGGTGCAAGTGCGCGCCGAAGGGGCGTTGGTGCGCGAACTGATCTCAGCCAATCCAAGTTGGACATACACGGCCGCAATGAAATCAGCCGACGGTGTAAGCGCAGGATACACCGTGCAGGTTGCGCAGGTCTCGGCCAGCTATGGTCCGGGTCTGCCTGTCAGCCTTGACGTAAGCTAA